GGTCGAACGGTTCGGGTTGCTTTACTCTCATTCTTTGCCCGCTTCGTTTACATAGTCAAACAATATGTCCAAATCGTCCTTTGCGCCTTTTACGCAAATTCGTACCCTATCGCCCCCGGCTAATGCAGTTTCGACAATCTCACAATTATACCGGGGGGCGTTTATCTGTATCATTGCCGCCGTGGTATTCGTTACAAACTCGTTTCTTTCTTCCATGCTCTCGGATTTTTGTAGTAAATAAAATGTTTCCGTTGGTTCGTTCTCGCTTTGACACGCCCCCAACAAAAGCGTTGCCAAAGATAACAATAAAATCTTTGCTTTCATCGTTTTACCTTTCTTTTAATCCATATAAACCGTATGCCAATGCCGACAAACAATATTTTTGCCTCAATGTCAACGTAACGGTCGTAACCGTTGACCGCATCCACGGACACGCCGGGAACAATAAACCAACTCTTATATTTCCAATATTCCCGAACGTAAACAGATACGCCAACCCGTCCGATATGGAACCCAATTTGCGCCGTATGTACGTCGCCATTGTTGCGGATAATTCCAACCTGTTTTTTACTCATATCTCCAAATATATTTTTTATAATGTTTTAAACGTCCCTTACAGCAACTAATAATATTTCCATGATTAAAACCGCATCTTTGCGCATCATGTATGCAATCCCATTTCTTTATAAAATTACCCTCTAAATCATATTGATAAACGGGTTTTGCATTGTGATTATCTTTTCCGGTTTTCTTAAACCATGTATTTACTTTCTTCATGGTTTCACGTTTATTATTAATTGCTTTTTGATAATTCAAATTTTGCTTTCCCGTACACCAACGTAAATTAGTCGCATCGTTATTGGCTCGGTTGCCGTCGATATGGTCTATTTCCGGCAAATTGTCCGGGTTCGGAATAAAAGCCGCCGCAACTAATCTATGAACGAAATATGTTTTGTTTTTACCATTATCTGATAGTATTACCCGCATATATCCGTTTTTACTAATAGATTGCTTTCGTATCGCACTTTTACCCGTTCCCCGATAATTTACAGACTTTATATTACCTTTGTCTGAAACTTCATAATTAGCGTTTATAAACTTCCAATTTTCCATCTTTTTTTTTGCAAAGATAATATTAAACCATAATACAACAAACTAATACGTTTCTTTTATTTTATTGTATGCCTCTTTATCCAATACCATAACTTTAGGATATTCGACAATACAACCTTTTGTATATACGAGATTATAGATACCCAATTGCCCCTTAATTGGAAACTCAACAACCCGGCGGGGGTTCCGCATCATCCAACCGAACCCCTTTGTTATTGACTTACGTTTTTCGGGCGGTATGCGGGTATTTTCCCAATCCTCCGGGGTAAACTCGGCGACGGGCTTAACGTCGTATAATTCGACCAACCCCAACGTTACGCCGTTTTCATATCCGGGAATAACAGGATTAGCGGACGAACAAACCATTAAATCGCCCCGGTACGGCGTGTTTTTGCTGCGTACCTCAATACACTTTTCGCCGTAAACAATCCCGTTGTCCTCATACGCCGCTGTTACTAACTGCGTTGCATACGGGTTCTTTACGGTTAATGCACGCCAACGGTCGTGCAATTTCGGTTTATAATCTTTGTTATTATACTGCATTTTCGTTTGATTTTTCGTTGAATAAATTATAATTCCTCGGAACACAATAACCGGGCAATGTTTCCCGCTCAATCCCGGACGCTCTTATAAAACTATCTTTCCAATATATCCGGGGCGTTTTGTCCGTTTATCGCTCCCATACTCATACAGATTTAAAACGGTAAATCGTCGGTTCCGTCGGGGGCGGGTGCATCCGGCACGGGCGGCGGCGGGGCTTGCGTTCCGGCTCCGGTTCCTTTTGGCGTCAACATTTCCATATCGGTTGCGACAATCTCGGTAATGTACCGTTTCACGCCTTGCGCATCGTCATAACTTCGGGTTCTTAATTCCCCCTCAATATAAAGTTTATCGCCTTTTTTTACGTACTGATTGGCGACCTTTGCCAACCCGTTTTGCAATACAATGTTGTGCCACTCGGTACGCTCCGGGATTTGCCGCCCGTCCTTTGTCGTAAACCCCCGTTTAGTGGTTGCCAACGAAAAGGTTGCAACACAACCGCCGTTGTCGAACTCCTTAAAATCCGGGGCTTTCCCGGTATGTCCTAATAAAGTAACTTTGTTTACACTCATAACTATTTGAATTTAATACCATCCAACAAATACAATTTCTTATTATCAGACCAACCCGCCGCCATGTTTAAGGCTTTACGGTCGTCGTCATGCACAAACTCGCAATACCACGAATTGCCGCCAATGTTCGCTTTTTCTTTTAGTCGTACCAATTTACCGACAATGTACCGGGCAAACTTGGCGTACCCGCTAACCTCGGATATATGGATAATACGACGTTCGGCGTTTATTTTTGGCAATTCTTCGATTTGCGGGCGTTTTTCCTCAGCGGGGTATCTTTGTACCCTCTGAAAGTCTTTTTTGATTGACGACCGGGAAATTGCCCCGTAATAGGGTTGCCTCTTTTTGATTCTCATTTTTTATATCTCCATTTATAACCCTTATGCAAATTTCCTTTCCCCTTACATACCTTACAAATTGCCGTTGCCGAAAAATTGCCTTTTCGGGCGGCTTCTTGTATGCTAACAAATACATTTACAACAATACCGTTTTTTATTTGCTCAACCGCTTTTTCGTGGTGCGGTTTCGCTTTTTTTCCAATCCATTTAGATTTTGTTATTGGGTTATTCTGATTTTCTTTAACCGTAACCCAACGCAAATTGTCCGCATGGTTATTGGCTCGGTCGCCGTCGATATGGTCGATACATGGTTTGTTGTCCGGGTTCGGAATGAAAGCCGCCGCAACTAATCTATGAACACGGAACATTTTCCCGGTTCCATTTTTCCATAAACTAATTATTTTATATCCTTTCAAATATCCGCCTTTCATTAGAAACGCATCCTTTTTTAAGGAACGAACATTGCCATAATTAGAAATTTGATAATGTCCTTTGTAACCCTCAATATCTTTCCAAATTTGCATACTCATTTTTCATTAATTCAATCATTATCATATTGCCGGAATATATACGCATTTTCGTTTTATCCCCATTCTCCCAACATGAATGATGTTCAAAACATAGTATATTTATATTTCTTGCATCATGCGCCATTTCGGGAAACGCTCCACGGGTCAATATATGCGAACAATAAACGGCGGAATAATTCCGTAACGGCTTTAAACATTCCTCACATCGGTGCGGCTTATGCTCCCAAACCCAACGGAAAAAGCGTTCATTTGCCGCCATGATATTTGCGCCCCGTCCCGTAATACAATGCCCGAACAATTCCCGTTGTATCTCAACCCTCAAACGAATATCCATTGTAAAATGCTTTATATCAATCAGGGGATTATACCCCCGATTGATACAATATTGGTATTCGTCCCGGTCTGTCAACAAATACGGTTCCATACTCTTACATTTCCGCCGTTTCGTCGTTCGGTTCTGGGTCGTCCGCCGGGTCGTTAATATCCGGGAACAATCCGTTGTCCTCTATTTTTTCGGCATTCAATCCGGGTGCGGGTTCGCCATCAGCCCCGAACAACTCCAATTGCGCCTTTTTGCCTTTGAATAAAAAGGCGTAAACCTCGGTTTCAATATCGGCGGCAATTTCTTCTAATTCTTCCTCAAACCCGAACGTTTCCGTATTGAATTTAAGTCGGGGGGAATTGATAGCGGTTTTTTGATTGTTTGAAACGGTAAACAACCCGGTTAAAACAACCCCTACGTTATCATCTTGACCGGAAAAGGACACGCCCCGAACCTCTATGTTTTTCAACATTTCGTCGGCAAAATCCCGTGATAACTCGCTTTGTTTCTTGGTTGCCTTAAAATCGGACGTTTCAACCATAGACAAAAAGGACGTAATATTAAAAATCCGTCCCATGATTGGGCGCAAACGGTCGAAACAATCCCGCAAATCCGAGTGTATATCCTTTGCGCTCTCAACGTGGTATTTGTTCGTATAACTTTCGTTTCCGATTGTTTCGGTAACTTCATAATGCACATCTAACCCGCCGTCCTTTAATGTTTTGACCTTTGACAATGCAAACGCCTTTTCGCTTGGTATCAACATTAAATTGTTACCGTCTTTTTTTTCTGTACTCATATAATTGCAATTATTTGATTGTTGCCGGGAACCCGCCCGGCTCGGTTTTTATAAATTTTTCAATATGTGTTTTACCGTTTCAATATTCCAACCGTCGCCAATTAAATCCGCCGCCTCTTGGTATGTTACGCAACTTGTATATCCAACGGGGACGGTCTGTAATCGCTCTAATTCTGTTTGCGTAAATAATCGCACCGAATTTGGATTGCCTTTTTCCTCAAATACAACCGTCAAAAAACCCTTTTTTGAACGTTCGTTGCACATCCTAATAAATGATTCTCTATTTGAACTCTGAACACTTCCGGCGTAATTTCGCACAATACAGACACTTTTTTTACGGTTTGTATATCCGCTTTCTAATATGCTTTGCAATTCAACCCCTTTGTCCTCAATTTCTAAATCAACATTTAAGTTAGTCCAATAATACCGTTTTCTCAATTGAGCGGAAAATAATGCTGAATTTATGAATATACCCGTTACGCCTAACAATTCGTCGATTTTGTTTTTGTTTTCCACACTCATAGATGCCACGTTTTCCAACATGAAATTACGGGGGTTCGTTTCTTCTTTTATTCTCAACCACTCATTAAACAACGAACTTTTTTTACCCTCCAGCCCCTCACGGTTACGCATTAAAATGCTCAAATCTTGACACGGCGACCCGCCAATTAACAAATCAATTTTCCCAACTTCAAAACATCCGTTGGCGGTCGTCAAAATTCCATCCTTATAACTCACTTTTTGCACATCTCCAATTTGGATTGTATCGGGGAAATTATGTTGCGTACATTTTATTGCGTGCGGCTTTATTTCCGCTGCAAAATACTTTTCAATTTTGATTCCTAATTGATTGAGTGCTATTTGTCCGCAACTCATACCGTCAAATAAACTTAATACTATCATATTTAAAATTCGTTTTCGTTTAACAATTCCCGTGTCTTACTATTCGACGGAACCGCCGGGCGTTCCGGTTCCGGGGTTGGTTCCGGGACGGGTTCCCCGGTTCCGATTGGTTCCGTTACCGGGTTGGGGTCGTGGAACTCAATATTGCGCCCGCCTTTGGGCTTTTCCGGCTCAAATTGGGCTTTGAGTTGTTCCGCCGGGTATTCCTTTTGTGCTAACTCAATAATCCCCAAATTAACCAATTCCGGGACGCAACGGCGCAACGCCCTTATGTCCTCTAATGCGTCATGCGCCGGGAATGTTTCGCCGGGGAATAACTTACTATATAATTCCTCTAATTTGGGATATTTTCCCGGTCGCCCGTTGGAATACAATGCGCCGACAAACTTAATTGTTTTCATCATTGTATCAATGCGTTTGCCCTTATGTAATGCGTCCTCAACGTGTGCGTCGTAATATTCCCGTCCACAATAGCGCAAAACGTTTGCTTTTAACATTGAACTATCAAAGTAAATGTTGTGCGCACATACAAGCGGGGCGGCGTTGGCATCCGCTAAAAATTCGTCCACAACCTCGGCAAACGGCACGCCCTCGGCAATTGCCCGTTCGGTTGTTATACCATGAATTGCGGTTGTTTCCGGGGGTATCTCGTAATTATCGGGTTTGATAATATAACTTTTTTCCTTATTGCCCAACGACCATGCCAATTGGACGACGTGCGGGAATTGCTCAAAATCCGCATCCCATTTCAAACCCTTTGCCGGAACCCCGGTTGTTTCACAATCAAAAAAACAAATGTCTTTCAAATCAAATTTTTGCATAACCTTAAATCATTAAATCGTTAATTACTTTTTTCGCTCTCATTGCGGTATTTATCCCGCTTTTTCTCAACCTCTAAAACGTCCCGGTTTTCGTCAATATAACGTTGAACGGCGGGATTGCAAAACGGTTGTCCGTCCAACCAAAGCAAATGCCAATACGGTACGTTTTCCATCGGTTGCCCCTTAAATTTACCTTGTGGCATCGGGGATTTGTCATTTAATTCATTCATTTTTATACCTCCAAATATAATTATATGCGGTTTTTACTAAACCATTACAGCAATTAGAAATATTACTTCTATGATAATTAAGTTGCCGTTGTATTTCCATCGTAGTAACCCATTCTTTGATAAAATTACCCTCTAAATCATATTGCAAAACGGCTTTACCGCCTTTATTTATTTTTTTGCCCTTATATGTGTTGGGGGCATTATAATTATTAGAATTTTCTTTAGCCGTAACCCAACGCAAATTATCTGCATGGTTATTGGTTCGGTTGCCATCGATATGGTCGATACATGGTTTGTTTTCCGGGTTCGGAATGAATGCCGCCGCAACTAATCTATGAATTACCGCATTGTACTTTATTCCGTTTTTAGACAACGAAACAAAATAATATCTTTTCCTTAATGATGGTTTTAATATTTTTTCATTTCTTTTTCTATTCATATTACCGCAAATCTCATTTCTGAAAACAGATTTTACACGCCCGTAATTGCTAATTTGATACAACCCAACGTATCCGGGTACATCTTTCCAAATTTCCATATTACACTATTTTTATATTACATTTCGTTTGGGTCTGCAATATACAAATAGTATTCTTCACCTGCAAGCTGTTTTAGGAATTCGATATGCTCTATTAATTCCGCATTGCTTAACTCTGCAATTGTACGTAAACGTGTTTCGTATTTCCCAGTATCAATGTTTGGGGTTTGCTCATACATTATCGGCGAAAATTCCCGCAAACGTCGTTCGGTTTGTTCCTCTGTAAGACGTTCGCCCGCCTCCCAAATTGCGTGCTTAAACGTCGGTACAACATAGTTGAAATAATACCCTTTCAAAGCCTCGGACGAACCGGGGGACGCTACAATAAACCGGGCAATAATGCGGGAACCTTTCCAACCCTTGAAAAACTCGTTTAATTCCCCCATGTACATTGCCAACCCGCCGTTATTGTTTATTGTCCCCGTTGCTGTTATTTCTCGCTTTTTCATCGGCTATTAATTTTTTCATTGTCTTATTAAACGCTGTCATTCCGATTGTATGGATAACGTCCCGTTCCGCCCGTGATAACTTCGTTTCCCGCTTATCCAATACTTTTGCAAATGCAACAACAAATTCGCCCGGCTCCAACAATCCGGCATTGTGCAACCCGTCGATTGGGTGCGCTTTCAAACGCTCGGTTGCTTTCAATGCTTTGCGGGCTTTTTCCCGACTTTCCCATATTTCCCGAACCTCGGCGGCGGCGTTGTCATAAAACAACCGCATTTTCAGAACGTCGGCAATTGACAAATCAGCCACGGCGGTTGGTTGCTCTTTTTCCGGCTCCGGTTCCGTCGTAACGGGTGCAACCTTACCGTTATTCACTCCATAACCGAACAACGCAAAATCCCCCTTTGTTGGGTCGTCCGGGAATATCTCGGCGAAACGGTCGGTTATCTCAATGGCTGTTTGCAAATCCGGCGTCCGACGTTTTACAAGCCCCAACCGCAATGCCTGTTTATGTACGTGGGTATCTAATGGAATGATTAAATTATGGGGGTCGCAAATCGTCCACAATCCAAAGTCAACCGGGGAACCGTGGCGGCACATCCAACGCAAAAACATACATAAGCGTTTGCAACCGCTTTTCGTTTCCATATCCGGCACGCCCTTAACATCGCCGAAAAGACGTTGCAATTGTTCCAACGGACGCCCGCCCGGTTGCGCTTGCAATGCCTTTTCCATGTTCTCAAACTTACTATATACGTCAAACAAGCGGGCGCAAAGGTCGTGAAAATCGGCGTATGTAAACGTTCTATAAAAATTCTCTTTACTGCCTTTGTATTGCTTCCATTCCGGGGCGGCTCCCTGCGTATCGGTTCCAACAATGTAATGATACGGCGCACCCTTGAAAATTTCCCGGTCGATAAAATCCGCCTTTTGGATTATCTGTTTGCGGGAACCCCACGCAATCCACGCCGTAACAAATGCGCTAATCTCAATATTTACCCGGCTATCGTAACGGTGCGGGATTTGCACCGGGTCGGATTGGATAAACTCGGCGGTTTCGTATTGTTCCGCCCAACGTTTCAAATTATCGTTCAATGTATATGCCATTGTTTTAGATTTTAAGGGGACGGAAAGCCCGCCCCCGGTTATTATTCGTTTTCTGTGTATTCCTCAACAACTAAATCGGTTTGTCCTCGCTTCACTTCCTCAATGAACCCTTGAAAACCGTTTTGTTTAGCAATGTCAATGATTGCTTGCAAACGCTTTTCGCCCAAACTTTCGCCCCTCGCAATGCGGAATACCTTAACCGTCGGATTGCTTGCAATAATCAGTTTGGCGGCGACCTCCATAATTTGACTATCTGAAACTTTCCCGGCGACGAACGGCACGCCGTTTAACTCTAAACCGTCGTCCGTGAACGAAAGCCCGGCAATCGGTAATTTGGACGTTGCAATAAGTGTTTCCCTTTCCTTTGCCAATGCGCCTAATTTGTCCTCAAACGTGCGGGCGGTTTTCTCGGCGGCTTCCTTTTGTTTCTTCTTTGCCATGTAATCCACAACCAACGCATTAATACGGTTGTGTTCCTCGGCTTTTTTCAGTTGTTCCGCCGTATCTAATTTTTCCGGGTTATTGGCTTCGTATTCCTCTAACCATTTGTCGGCATTCGCTTTGCGTTTCTCAAAATCAGCTTTTTCCGCCTCAATGGTTGCCAATGTTTCCTTTAATTCGGCATCGACGTTTTTACGGGATATTTTCGCCTCTTTTTTAGCGTCCTCTAACCGTTTTTGCGCCTCGGCGATAATGCGGGCAACCTCTTTTTCCTCATTCGCTAAATTGGTATCAATAACCGCAACGGCTTTGTCGTGGTTATCGTTGGCGGTTTTAATACGTCCGGGGATTGCCTCCAATTGTTCAATCCTTTGTTGCCGGGCTTGACGTACCGTTTTCGCTTTCTCAATCAACCGGGCATTTTCGTTTTGTTCTTCCATCAACGCCGTAATATCCTTTTTCTCGGCATACGTTTTGACGTCGCCGGGTTTCAATTGCTTTTCAGCGTTGGCGCAAATGGTTGTGTACGTCTTGACCTCGGTGTTGGCGTCTTTTCTTTTGTCCTTAACGGTCGTAACCTCGGCGTCAATTTCTGCAATCCGGGTGCGCACCTTTTCCGGCAACAAAGCCTTTACAACCTCAATTTGTTTGCGGCGTCCCTCGGCGGTTTCACTCCAACGGGAAAACTCCACGGCGTCAAAATCTTGGTAGCCGAAAATCTTTTGCAGCATTGAAACGTTATCCGAACGCATCCCGGTTGTTTGGGATTTAATGGATAACGTCCCCCGTGGGTTGGCTTTGGTAAACTTTAATTCGACCTCGTAATTTTCGCCGTCGTTACCTACAACCATTTTTGCAAATCCTTTGTCCTCGCCATTTTTCAACACGGCGTCCCGGTTCCCGGTCAACATTGCGCCGATTGCTTTTAAAAGGGTTGATTTGCCTAACTCATTGTCTCCGGTAATGAAATATACATTACCCTCAAAATCTGCGTTGAACTCTTTGATAACTTGAAAATTCAACAATTCCAATTTCTTAATATACATCGCTCTTTAAATTTATTTATTTCCCGGAAATCGCCGGGTCGTTATGTTCCCATTTATAACCGTTGTATGTTTTTCTTTTCCCGTTACATACCTGTAATATTACATACTTTTGCCAAGGAAAAACACACGCATCTAAAATATTATCAAAACATACAATATTACCTAATTTATCAATACGTTTAACGGGATATAATTTTGATACACGTTTAACGTTCTCAAATTTTAGGTTCTCGCCAATAGTACACCAACGTAAATTATTAACATGATTATTTAATTTATTCCCGTCGATATGGTCAACACATGGTTTATTGTCCGGGTTGGGAATGAACGCCAAAGCAACCAATCTATGAACCCGCATAACTTTTAAACCATTGATTTTTAATTTTACAGTCATATAGCCACCGTTCAAATAAGGCTTTATTTCCTTATCATTTTGCGTTATATTGCCATTTTCAGCAACGTAACAATCATATTCTATTAAGTATTTACCTTTTTTCATGCCGCAAATATATGTAAAATAATGGATATACCAAAACTTTTATTTTTTTATTTTCGGTTATTTTTTTATTTTCCGCAATAAACGCCCTATAATAACACATTTACCCACGCCGTCAAACTCAACTAACATATTGCCGTTGCGCCCTCTTATACATTTTCCATCAGAACGACGAACCGCCCGGCACGGCATACGTCGCAATTCCGGGCGGGTCAATCGGTCGCCTAAATAGATATAATCCATTTCGTCCATTATCAAAACAATTTCATTTGTGTATCGGTCAATACAGCAACGACCGCATCAACTTTGCGTTCCCAACTTTCCAACGTTGCCAATTTTTCCGGGGTTGGGTTCCGTTGACAACGTCGTTGGTTGTGCCGCATCTGTTTTACCATTTCCGCCAAATCCTTTGCCGTTATTTTTTCGGGATTTTCGATTTGCGGGGCTTTTGTTTCGTCCGCCATTAAGTAACCATTTGAATAATTAAACGTCCCTACGGGCTTAAAACAAACGGCTGTGCATTTGCGACGGCAAATTTTCCAATACCCAACCGGGGTTATTCTGCAAAACGAACCGTCCAAAGTGCATTATTAACGTTGCGTCCGCATTCCACAACGCCGGGGTAATTTCCGGGTATAATTTCCCGGCAATATCCCGGAACCGTCGTTTGCGGTCTGCCTTTTCCTCCTTTTTCCCTTTTACTTTGATACGCAATTTAAGGTCGTTTTGCCACTTCATAGCATTAACCAAAACAAATGGTATTTCGGCGACGGTTATAATAGCTTTCAAATGCTCAAAGTTTTGCAACATCTTTTGAATGCGGTACAATTTACCCATATTTGCCCCGGCATCCCCAACCGTTACGTCGTCCGGGCGAACGCTCAATTTTTCCAAAAAGATAATCGGTATGCAAATCTCTTTGTAATAGTTCAGAAAATCCCGTATCTCGTTAATGTCTTTAGGCATCTTAATTGCCGTTGCGTTGTGGTTGGGTCGCCAAACCACAATCCCCCCATTGCTTCCGGGGTCTATGCCTATAATACAATCTATTTTCATTTTTCAAATTTCAAATAATGGTAAATATAAATTTCGTCCTTAATCATTCGGTCGAACGTCCGTTTAATCTCTTTACGCCGGGCAACCTCAAATGCTGTATAATCAATTTCCGGGCTTTGGGTTCCTTGTTTCCGAACATGGTAAACCGCAAATTCATTAACGAATCCACGGGCGGCACGTGCCAAAAATCGGTTATACGCTTCTTTGCGGTCGTCCTCGGTTTCTTTCACTTCATCCGCCAACCGAACGCCCAACAACCAATTATAAACAAACATTTCGTCGGTCAATCCAAAGACTAAACGCCCGGTATATTTATAACGCAAAAAGCACATTAAACAAGTCATAACCGATTGATTGCGATAATACCGGATTTGCTCCGGGCTTAATTCCTTTTTCGGTTCCGGTAACGCTGTATATGCTTTGCCGATAACTTGGTTTTGTTTCCGGCAATATGCGTTCAATACCTTTGCGAAATAATCGGCGTTGAATTGTTGGTAATGTTTCCGTTCGGCGTTGCCGTCCCTATCCTTTGGCAAATAGTCGTCTAATTCCCCGGTAATCAGCAATTCAAACGCTAATTTAACCTCCGATAATGTTAATTGCGAATAATAGCGTTTGAGCAAATCCAACAACCGGGTACAAATATACGTCCAATCGTCCCGGTTTTCCGTGGGAATGATAAACCCCACGTCCATTGCGATAAACCGGAACATTTGCCCGGTTTTGGCAATCAACGTTTCGTCGTCAATCTCGGCAATCTGTTTTTTTGTGGACGCCACGAAAATATACTTTTCAACCGGGGTTAATGCTTTGGCAACCTCCAGTAATTCAACCATTGCCCGGCGAACGTCAATTGCTTTTGCCGTTCCGCTATAAAGCAAAACGGCGGCGGATTGTCGTTTTTCGGGCAACGTTTGTGGCAATCTGTTTGTCTTTTCGGGTAATGTTTCCATGTTAATAATCATCTTTCAAATACTCAATAGCCCCGGCAACGTTCAATCTTTGCGTTGGGGCTTTGTATTCGGGTTTCAAATGCAACTTTTTCTTTTCGACGTCCCCCCGTATGAAATTGCGGACGGTCGCCAACCAACCGTTTTTAGTGCGCTTCATATTCTTTTGGTCGCTCCAATCGCTAACCGAATGAAAGTAATAAACCAAATCGACCTTTTCAAATTCCGGTGTTGCAAACTTACTTTCAAACTCTGAATAATCCACGCCAACGCCGTTTTCAAATTTAACCATTTTGTAAACGTCGGAATTACGGAATAACGTTTTTTTCTCCTTTGGTTCCTCAACCTTTTGTTCTTCCGGGAATAATTCCCCGACAACATTGTTGTTGGGGGTATTCTCATTATCATTTATTGTATTATCTATATTATTACTATTATACCCTAAACTTTCGTTTATGGGTACCCCTAAACTTTCGTTTATGGGGGGCATCAACTTTTGTTTAGGGGTATCAACTCCGGTTAATATCCTTGCTGCCTTTTCGGTAAATGTTAGTAACTCGTAATTTTCACCAAAACAATACAGAGTTTTGTTATACAATTCGCAATTAGGATGTTTTTGTAAAATTCCGGCTTTAATCAAATTATCAATACGCTTTATCATGCCTTGACTTGTCTTTATATTCAATAACGGCATTGCTTCCAATATTAACTTGTGGGAAATCCAAAAATATATTCCCTCCGGGGTGTGCATCTTAACGCAACTTGCACAATTGGCGAAATCTTTTATAAAATCAAAAATCGCCAAATCTATTAAATCTAAATCTAAACCGCTATTAACGGCGGCATATTGGTTTATTAATATCGTGTATTTCATAATATTGATATTTTATAAACATCCGGTTCTGCTACGGGCTGAACTGATTTTATTAATAATCCTTTTTCGCATAACCATTTAAGGCAATCAATTACAGTGCTTTTGTTTATCCCTAAACATTTGGATAAATACAAAATACCCTTTGAATACTCGCCATATCTAACACAATAGGCGTGTATCATTGCATACAACATTAACTTATTACCTTTCAAATGCAATTCGTTAATCCATTTGTTTTTTATAATAAAATCCATAATTAAAATATAAAAGCCCGCAATCCGGGCTATCACACACCGGAAAACGGGCTTTGCGCTAAATAAATTAGCAATACTTTGCAAACGGTGGTAGTCGTTTGTTTTATCGACGCAAATATAGCATTTTTTATTCATTATCCAATTGCTTTGCAGGTTCCCACGCTTTGCGCACTTTCAAAACATTATCCGCACTTTCATTAGGAACCAATGAGACAACAGGAAAGCGGGAACGGTCTCCCGGCTTTTGAGTTGTGGCAAATTGTACGTTCAAATCAAAGATAATGCCTTTGCAAAATCCCCGTTCCTCTAACATACCGTCGAACGTTTCCCGGATTTGCGGAATTGTGGACGCCGTGCCCTTTGTAGCAAATTGCCAAACCCCGGCGACCCCACGAACCAAAGGAACAATAAAGTTTAGCGTTAATGTTACCTCCCAACCGTCGCAATCCGGTTGGCGGCTCTTTTTATTCGGGTAACGCTTCGTTATTGACTGCATTAAATTTGGGTACTTTTCCGTTGTCAACGTTTCGTATTTCTTTCCGTCCCATACTTGGAACGTGTCGCCATCGCCCGCCGCAATCAATCGCCCGTCGTCGTCCCGGTATTCGTAACGTTCGTTACATACTTTTGCCGGGTCGTCGTCCGGGAAAACAATTTGTATTGTTTGCGGCTTTTCGCCGTATGCTTGCGTAAATAATCCGGCATACTTTCCCGTTGGTATGAAGTAATCAACGCTTTGCGGATAACCGTTTGCGTTTTTCATACCGATTTTTATTTGACCGACACGGGGCAAAATCAAACGGGATTGTTGCGCCTCCGGTCGTTTTATTCTTCCTTTCATATCTCAATCAAATTTCGGGGTCGTCGTTCAACATCTTTTTCCTACTCTCATTTTTGGGCTTTTTAGGCTCGTTTGCGGGCTTTACTTTCTTTTCCGTGGTATTACCCCGCTTTGCGGTCGTTTTGTCCGTGGTGGCTTTCTTTTCCGCCTCCTTTGCCTTTTTGGGCGCACGTTTAACAATGGTTGTTTTCTTTAGTTCCTTTTCCAATTCTGTTTTTTGTTTTAATCCTTTTTCAATCGCATACGCTTTCATTCTCAATTCAAATGCTCGTAATTCATCACCTTGCAATTTTTCCGCCTCTGAATGTACATCAATATCAGACCACATTTGCATTTCCGAAAAACTTTGAAATGCTCCTTTTACTTTTACATACCCATCAGAACATTTATAAATGTTTGTTGCTATACTATACCAACGGTGTTGGTCTAAATCTAATCCCTCATCAATCAAATTAACGCCGTATGTTTGTGCAATATCTGTGGTATGATACAAAGAATAATTATCATCAGCATTGTTAATTTTATCTATAAAAATTTCACAACTGATTGTTTTTATATTCGTACCATCTGCCTTGACTTTCTCGGCGGCGTCCGTGTTTTCGTCCGGGGTCGCCTCCTTTGGGGCTTTCGTTTTAATCAATTCCGCCAACGATAAGGATATTACGTTTTGCGTTAAATCCGGGGCATTGTCTAACAATACCATGCCATTAACCGACGTAAACGTATTATCTTTCTTTTCGTCCTCAATAGCCGCAATTTCCAATAGATACGGGATTTTCCGTATATTGGGGCTATCCGTTTGTTCTTTCAGATTGTACGACGGACGTTTGCGCCAATCTTTCGGGCTGAAATTGAAAATACGGGTAACGGGGAATTGCTCAAAATTGACGTTCCACATATCCCGGTACATCCCTAATTGTATCTCGCTTTCCTCGTAAAATCCTTTGCGTCCGCTCTTAAAATCGACGATTGCGTTAATACGTTCGTCGCCGCCTATCTTTGCCAACATGGTACACGGGCAATCAATCATTCCGGCATACTTGTAATATGGATGCACTAAAGCAATTTCAACCGCCAACGGGCGCACGTCGTAATCTAATACGAATTGAGCAAACGCCAATACGTCCTTTTTCAAATCGTCGGCATAATATATAAAATCGTCCGGCAATCGGTAAACCTCAATGTATTCTTTTAGTTTGCCTTTCAGTCCGTCCAAATCATACGCCCGGTTAATCAATAATTCTTCAAAAGCGGCGTGCATAAACGTTCCATACGCCGCCCGTTCGCCTTTGTATCGCTCGGCTTCCTCAATGCCTTTGTTCGCAATCCAATTTATAAGGTGCTGGGCTTTGGGTAATGTTTGGGACAATATGGTTGTAACCGACGGGAAAAACTCCGGGTTCCCGGCGTCGTCATATCGGTAATAATATCGGTGTCCCTTGCTGTTTAACTGCCAAACCTTATACGGGGGTTCAATCAATGTTTTTTCGTCGAAAAACATTGCCGTCATTTCCTCAACCGTCATGCCCGGTATTATCTCAAACACTCCGGTTGGTTGTTCCGGTTGAACCTCAACGAACGGGGGAATAATTGTTTGTTGTTCCTCGTTAATCTCCGGGAACATATCCGGGGCAAAATTGCCGACGGTTCCCGCAACCTCTTTTACCGGGTCGCCCGGTTTATCGCTCTTTGCTCTCATTACTTGTACTTTTTATATTCTGAAATTCCACATAATACCATTGCGGCGCACATTGCCGCAAATAACAATTGCCACGCATTCCAAAATGCGCCAATCAAACAACATAACCCCAATGCGCCAAACGTAACAATTAGGGCTTTCGCTTGAAACAACCCGGAAAACATTGTTTCGGCGGCGGCTTCAAACCATTCGATAAACTTACTTTTCATTGTTTCCGCCCTCCATGCCAAACAAGTAATCCGCCGTACAATCCAACATTTCGCAAATAATAACGACCCATTCCGGGACAATCCGTTTGGTCGTGCCGTTACATAAATTCGTCATATTTACCTGTTGTGCGCTCTCGCTTGCACCCTCAAAAAGACGGGCGGCAATGTCTTTTTTCAAAACCTTTTTCCCGTTCGCCTCGGAACGGGCGATTGCTTCGTTTACTCTCAATCTTAATCCCATAACTTAAATTTTTTTGTTAATAACTTGGTTCGTTGCTCTCTTTGTATCCGCAATTGCGGCACGTTTTTTCCTCCCAAATCGGGCTATATTCCGGCGGGGTCAAATATCCGTCGCCTCCGGTACGTCTATACTCGCCGTCTGTAACTTCCATTTCCCCGCCACACTCCGGGCAATCATCGTCGCCAATCAATACACATTCCAACAGGGCGTCCAAATGGACGGAACGAACCGGGGAAATACCAATTGCCCGGATAACGTCCACCATTTCCACAACGGTAACATCCCGTTCGTAACAATCGGCGACCGGGAACCCCCAATTGTCGCTTATGTCCTCGATAATCTGTTTGTTGATTAACTCCGTAACGATTGTTTCGGATACTTGGTTGGCTGTTTTCCCGCTTTCGGTCGCCAACATCTTTAATTGCTCACTTTCTTTTATTTTCATATCATTTCCCGGTATCCCTCCGGGTAGGCTGTTAATCTTTTGTTCTGCAAAGGTAGAAAGAATTTTTTAATTACCAAAAATATAATCTTTGTTTCGTGAAATCATTTTTGCCGGGTGCGTGGAATATCCGATTTTTAACCTACCTTTGCAATACCGCATTACCAAAAATCGCTCTCGGTTACTGCGTACCGACCCCCGGCGTATCTGTTACGTCCGGGGGTTCATCTTTTCCAACGCCATTTGCGCCGCACAATAACAAAATCGGTATATATCGCCATAATACCCCGTTTGCTTAACAATGGTTTGTATAACGTCCGCCGGATATTCCCCAAACGCCACATATTCGTATTGCGTTGGGTCTAACTCCAATGCGAACTCAAACGTAATGTCAATATATTTGTCCCCTACCCGGTTAAATGCGTGGTCGATTGGTATAAATGCGTTCGTTTTGCCCTCAACGTATTGCACCCGGTCGGGAAATAACAACGTCAGCAAATGCGCATTTTTATAACACCCTTTGACTACCGGGCGAACCGTCCGGCGTATCAATTCAATTTCCCATTCATCGAATACGTCCGCCGCTTTTACGACCTCAACACGTTTTGCGACGGCGATTGTATCGGTAAAATATTGTCTTTGTCTGTCGGGCAAATCCAATCGTAAGAACGCCCGCATTTCCTCAATAATTACGCTTTCCATATTCTCGTTTTAATCATGTATTCCAAATTCGCAATCTCCCCATTGGTCGAAATCTGCCCCGTCATAACTAAACGGGTAACGTTCCGTTTCCGGGCAATCCGTCCAACATTGACGCCGGACGTTATTTATTGCAACCCGTTTCGGATTATATCCCGGCTTTTTATTTTCCCTCAATTGGGCGGCGCAACTCTTACAACAACAACGCCCCCAACCCCGGCGCAAATTGCGGGTATCGGCGTCGTATCTTTCGCCTTTCGGCTCCAATGCTTGAACAACTACGATATAAACCATATTGCCAATACCTTTGTAAGCAAATGTTTTTCCGATTAACTTGTTTGCAATCACGGCAATGTCCGTCGCCTGTGTTCTTTTCTTTGTTTCCATATTTGAAATTTATTTGGTTCCGGGAACCCGCCCGGTCGGATTAGTAATAATAAAAGGATATTTTCAAACCCCGGCGCAACTTACAATGTTCGGCGTCTTTGACACAACGGAAAGCACGGCGCAATAATTTGTTCGCCATTTCAACGCCTACTAACTTAATCAAACCGGAAACGCCAACAAACGTGTTAATCTTTTTGCCGTTGAACAATCCGTTTACTTTGATTTTGAAAGTACGGTTAATCTCTTTTGTTGTGTAATCTAATCCGTTATAAATGCTTTGAGTATTCATTGTTTCGCTCTCTATTTTCCGGGAAAATGCCCGGTCGTTCTTGTTTGATGATGCAAATATACAACCTTTATTTTAATTACCAAAAGAATTTCTTTTTATTTTATCGGAAAATGGCAAAAAATTCTGTTTTTGGTTCAAAAGATAGTTATTTTGGTCGAATTTTCGATTTAAGCCACTTTTTCGGGCGAAATGTGTAATTTATCCACCGGAATAAAAAAAGCCCGCTACGGGGCTAAAAATGGGCAAAACGAAAAAAGCCGGGGCAAACCCGGCTAATCCTTGAAAACAATCTCTAATTATGTGGTCAAATGTAATTCGATACAAAGATAGTTATTTTTCTATCTCTATATATTCAACCCCCATTATTTTTGTATGCGGGTTCCTGCTGATAACATCAATTTCCCGGTTCTTTATTTTCTTGGTTTTCCAAAGGAACCCCAAAAACCGTTTATATTGTACGGTTGCAGCAACTAAAATGCTGTCACGGTTTACAAATGTCCCGGTAAACTCCCCGTCCGGCGTCGTGCATCCTTTTAATGAAAACCACGGGTCGGAAATATCAACGCATTTCAGAACAATTGTTGTCGTATCTCCGGGCAAATATACAATGCTGTCCCGGACGGTTCCCCGCAATTTGGTTATTGTTTCCATTTGTGCCGTTGTAACGGCTTCCAACTCCCGGTTCTTTGTCTGCAACGTCTTTATCAACTCCGCATCGCTCGCCCGGTATTTTTCAAACTCTGACAATTTCAGCTCCAAAACTCCAACTTTGGCGGCGTTCAAACTATCCTTTGTTTTGTACGTTTCGACGTCCTGCAACAATGTTTCTGTATTTCCCCGGTATCTGTTCCGTTCGTCCGTCAATTTTTCAATTTTCGTTCGTTGCACCCATATTGTTGCAACGGCGGCAACTACCATCGCAATTGCCGCCCAAATCAAATACTTTTTCATACAATTTTCTTTATTGCTTCAAAATGTACCTTTGCAATCCTTTCTTTTCCGTCGTCGCTCATCATAAAACGGCAATCCTTTTCATTATCAAAAAAGAAATTTTCAGATAATACCGCCGGGCAAACAGTATGTTTCAGAATATAAAATTGGCTTTCTTTGTCCGGGTCGCCGTCCACATAATCAAAACGCATTTTCCAACCATCCGGGGCAAACTCTTTTTCCGCCTCCTTACAAAGAACGGTTGCGATTGCATCCGCTTTCGTTTGTCCTACGCTTGTGTAACATTCCCACCCGGTGCCGCCTCCGGCGTTCCCGTGAACGCTAAACAAAACGGCGTTGTTTCCGCAATCTGCATGGATAACGTTTGCACGGCGGCAACGTTCCGGTAATGATACGTCGTTGTCCTCCGGTACCAAAATTTCAAACTTTATTCCCTCCGCTTTCAACATCGCCGCAATACGGCGTACAATGTCACGGTTAAACTCCCATTCAAACAATTGGGAACCGTCCCCCCAAATGGGGGAACGTTTCCCGGCACAATCCACGCCGTGACCTCCATCAAGAATTACAACTTTACTCATTTTCGTTTTCTCCTTTCTTTTTATTGTTTTTGTCGGGGTCGTCCCCAAATTCTTTTTCCAATCTGTCAATTATCGGTTGCAAATGCGACGGCAAAGCCCTTGTAAACTCCAAACGGATAACATGGTAAATAATACGTAACGCCAAATTCCGGGGGTACGCAATAATCAGATTGCGGAACGCATTTTGCAAATACACGTATATAAATACATAAACAAGCGATTTAACAACAACAATTGCCGTTTGGTCGTCGCCGCAATTTTTCATAATGGTAAAAATCGCCTCCACAATAAACATATACAAAAGCAATTCGCACAATGCGTTTTTGAACTTACGGAACGAAAAGTTTTTGCATCGCACAATCGCCACGCCGTCCGCCCTCATTCCCGCCCAAATATTGAACGCAAACATTACTACTAACGCATAAACAAAACCCTTTGTCGGGGTTACATACCCAAATAACGGGCTAACCGTGGAAATGGCAATAATACGCCATTGCTCCCAATTAAAAATTCTTTCCATACTAATTTAAACTAAATGTATATTTTATCCATGAATATAATTGATATGCGTAATTACTATGCGCACGTATATCAGCATGAACCGTTGGCAACCATCCGAATGGTTGTAAATGTTGGCTTTCAAAACCTCCGTTATAATCAAATTCCGGCAAATTTGATTGTCTTGCACTTAAAAACAACGGGTTTGAAACAAAAAAGAACGGCAAAACATATACTTTTTTCTGTTTGTATTCTTCTGTTTCAAAATCATTGTAAACCTTTTGTATGTTAAAACAAAGTTCATGCCTACTATCTGTTAAATTCCATCTGCATTTTGACGCACCTGCATCAAAATATGAACTTGGAAATATTGTTCCCATACTATCATTCATTACTAATGCAACAAATGCGTTTGGGAAATCTCTATTTGCATATCCAACTAATTCTTCATATTGTTCTTTTGTTCCGCCTCCGTTTGCTCCTAAATGATAAACGATATGACTCGGTTCGCATACATTATAAGACAATGTATTTGTAACTTTTTTACCTATATATATAGTTTGTCCTTGTTCATCCTTTGCAACGCTTCCATCTTCTAAATATCCAATATTAGAATCGCCCGCAACCCCGGTTGTGGTTTTTGAAGAATCAAAATATAATCGTTCTCCTTTGTCGGTTAATGTTCTGTAATTTTCCAACCATGCTATAAGGCTAAATTGCCCGCTATCATCTAAAAAAACCGGGGTACTTTCTATTGTTTGTTGTATGCTTTGTCCCCTTCGTCCCTCATGGTAATCATCGTAATTATAGGTTTCTTCATTAAATGTAAAGGACAAATTAGCATGTTTCAACGTTCCTAATGGAAAATATAAATTTCCTCCGCTTTGTTCGATATTGTCTTTTTTAAACAATTCATAACATATAGCATGATATGGCTTTACATTTTGCATCCCATTTGATAAATATGTTGCTCCCTCTCCATATACCGTTGACGAACCAATTACTAAAACCCTTGCAATTTTATCTTTTCCAACGGTTGATTTTGTAGAAAATACATTAATATCGAAATTTATTTCTTTTATGTCATTTCCGTTTATTACAATATTTTCTTGGAAATTATCCACATCCATATTTGAATTTAAAGTAGGGTTCCAACTTGAGTCCGCACTCGCTTTATAATCAAATGTTCTTTTTACTCCACCATCTGCAAATTTTATATCATATTCTTTATTCAATGTTTTAAACATGTGGTCTAAGTAAATACATGGCGAACTATTCCTTAAATAAACGGAATTTTGGTACGCATTACATACCAAATATATATTCTTCGGGAATATTGTTTCATCTGAAATTTTCGAGCTTTCATCTGAAAACAAACTGTATAAATTAAGAATAGGTTCATAACTTCCAAATGTCGCTGATTTAAAAGAACATCTAAAATAATTTGCATTTTTCGGAAATTCACTATTCTTTATAACGCCTTGTATTGTAGCACCACCACTCATTTCTTTACCGCTTATAAATGATGTCAAAGATAGATTTTCATAAAATGCAATAAACAATTTCGCTGAGGAACTTGATTTAAAGAAATATTCAATATTATTAATACCCTGCAATGAATAAAGTTGCGTTCTTGTCCAATTGGAATCCCCGTTAAATGTATTAGAACCGTCAGTTTCTATCAAACCGCTTTCAGTTGGTATTTTTTCCAATGGAATAACTTCAAATATTTCCGCAATTATTTCTTTTCGTAATTTTTCAATTGACGAATCAACATATCCTTTTAATGCAAAAGGTGTATTACATATATAAACAAATGGCGTATAATCTTTAAAGCTACTTGAGACACCACTAACACGTACAAAAGAAACTCCATTATAATACGGTATTAATCCATAAAACAATGGTGCATCAATTGTATATTCCGGTAAAATATTTTTTTTTGAATCATAAAAGGTTACTAATTTAACGTTGGTTGAATTCGAACCAATAACATTTGCAAATAATAAAGTTTCTCCTTTGTATTCTATAAAATCAGTCGAATACCAATTGCCGCTCATATCGGTTATTGAACCATTCGCTGTAATATATCCTTTTATATTTATGTCAATCTGTTGGTCTTTTTGTACTATTGTATTTAATAGGTTTTCATTATCTACAATCAATGACAATAAATAATCTTTAGTAATAAGTTCATAAACAATATCTATACTATCAATATTATCAATATCGCTACCATCTGTTTTTTTGATACTTAATTTAAAGTATTTGAAATTCTTTTTAATGATAGTTTCATTATTACTATCAACATCGTTAATATAGTAATTTCTCGGTGTAAAACTATCATCGAAATAAACGGTTTGCGCATTTGTATATCCATCGGGGTATTTTATCTTTTCTATATTTTCCGTTGCAAGAAATTGGGTCGTTGCTCTGCTTTTTGAAAATGTTTCTTTCCCGCTTTGTCCGTGAATAGCTATTTGTCTAAGCAATGGTTTGTAACCTAAACTAATATTTAATCTATCAGATTGCGCCGCTGAAGAAATAAACGTTTCTTTTTTTACCCATGTACCATTTGAATTTAACAAAATTGCAACCTCATTTTCTATTTCTATATTGCCAAAATTAGAATAAACTCCATTTTTTGAAGCAATATAGAAAATATTTTGGTCGGGTGTTCTCGGATTTGTTGTTGGTACTGCAACCCCTGCGTATGTTGCATATTTCCCGATTGTTGAAATAATAGTCAATAAAGCATTTTGCAATATTGCCCCGGTAATTTCTTGGTTCCCGTTTGTTTTTATTACATCGGCAACTGCTTGTTTTAATTGTTCATAATTTCCCATAATCTAATTAATTTAATTGTTATCAAAATCATTATTGTAATCTCCGTTGAAATCTCCCTTATTACTGATAATATACCCACGTCCTATTTTCTTCACGACGGTATTTGTTTTGAACTCAATTTCAACGCTCGCCAAATCCCCTTGCGTTTGCCATTTCGGGGTAATTAGAAACGTGTCGCAATCGTACTCCCTGCCGTATTTATCCGTTATATGAATATAATCAGCCATACGGATAAAACGCATAACGTCGCAAAGGAACTCCGGTGCCAATATGGTACATTTAAACGTTTTAACTGATATTTGTTTTTCCGGGAAAAAATACCCGTCACGTTCTTCTCCGTCCTCTTCAAATTCATAATCCGGTTTTCCTAACTCGGTACAAAGGTACAACGTATTTTTGAAATCCGGGTTTTTATACACTATTTGACCGGCGTCAAATACCAAATTTTCAATATCCCACCATTGTATTTTTAGGTAACCGGAAACATCTTGTACGACTGTGAACATTTCAGAATACCACGTTTGCACCCCATCCGATAACGTCATATAATATATTCCGTCCAACTGATTTAATGGCATCGGTAATATTGAAGGGTACAATATAACATCATAACCCAACGTTTTAAACCGGACAATCTGCAATCCGGTTTCCCTCATATACGTTGTTATGTTTGCAATTAGTTTCCCGGTTTTATCGTACAATATTACTGACGTAACATTATTTGACCGTGTATTTCTGATTATCTGAAACGGTAACAATCTATCAGCCGGGGCAAACAACGGATAAAATGCGCCGTATGCGTAACTTTTACGGTGGTTCTGTTCATTTATTGACGTGTACCACGGTAATACGCTTATATTGTTATTCTGTATCATATTTCAACGTTGCTTTAATGTTTCGACTACACAAATTTACGCTTAATTTATCAACTTGACCGTTACCGATATACGTTTTTATTAGTTGCATCGGGTTTGGGTCGTCATTTGCCGGAAAACTAAACGTTTGTTTCTTCTTTCTCTCAATACCGTATGCGTAAACCTCGGAACCGTTTATTGATACACGAC